GGAAAATTGTCCGTAAAGGCAGGCATCAAGTTCCTGCTCCGACATGCCTGCGGGCAAAGGCCACGAAAGACCAGCTCTCCGAAAGCGCACGAACATACTACAAACTGTTGATTTTGGTACACCCAGGCGACGCCCGGCCACAACCCGGGGTAAATGTTCTTCAAAGTGAAGACGTAAAGCTTCAGTGATCCAGGTCCGGTGTTTCATACGATAGTGTCCATTAAAAATGATGGACATTATTTTTGTAGAGCCGGAGGAAACAGACCAGACGGTTTAAATGAGCCGGTTACGAATGTCTGCTTTGTATGAACGTTCACAGCTGACGCAGGTGATGATTTCATCTGCCCCGGCGACTGCTGAAACTATGGAGAAGGCGGAATATCTGCGCCTGGACTGCTCCATCAAGGAAGTCCAGTTCACCGCCGGTCAGAAACAGGATATTGATGTGACCACGCTCTGCTCCACGGAGCAGGAGAACATCAACGGTCTGGGCGCATCGTCCGAGATTTCCATGTCGGGTAATTTTTATCTGAATCAGGCCCAGAATGCCCTGCGTGATGCCTATGACAATGACTCATTGTATGCGTTTAAGGTGCAGTTTCCGTCCGGAAAGGGCTTTAAATTCCTGGCGGAAGTGCGTCAGCACACCTGGTCATCCGGTACCAACGGCGTGGTGGCAGCAACGTTTTCACTGCGTCTGAAAGGCAAACCGGTGTCCTTTGTGGTACCGCTGGCGTTTGTGAAAAATCTGGATAAAACACTTACCGTGAATACCGGTGCGCTGCTGACAATGTCAGTCAGTGCCAACGGGGGAACGCCGCCGTATAAATACGCCTGGAAGAAGGACGGTCAGCCGGTTGAGGGGCAGACGGCTGACACCTTCAGTAAGCCAAACGCGCAGTCCGCCGATGCGGGGAAATATACCTGCGTGGTGACCGATTCGGCAGAGAGGGCACAGAGTGTGACGTCTGTTGAATGCACCGTGACTGTGAGCGCAGCAGCCGGATAAGGGGACGAGTCATCATGAAAAAGGATCTGAAAACACTGGCACTGGCCAGACTGTCGGGGTTTCGCCATAAAACGGTGCGGGTGCCTGAATGGGAAAATGTCAGCGTGGTGCTGCGGGAACCTTCGGCAGAGGCCTGGTATCTGTGGCGGGAAGTGCTTAATGACGGTGATACGGGTGACGAAACTCTGTCGGGGGGGGCGAAAACCCGCCGTAATCTGGAAGCGGATGTGACGCTGTTCTGCGATGTGCTGTGTGATACGGATCTGCAGCGGGTGTTCACTGCGGACGATCGGGAGCAGGTGCTGGTCGTCTATGGTCCGGTACATGCCCGGTTGCTGCGTCAGGCACTGGATCTGATCGCCGATGGAGAGGCGGCCAGAAAAAAGTAGCCCGCCCGGAAATACGCTTTCTGATGCGACTTGCGCTCCGTCTGGGGCGCACGTTATCCGAACTGCGGCACAGCCTGAGTGCGAGCGAGGCGATGATGTGGATGGAGTTCGACAGGGTATCCCCGCTGGGTGATGAGCGCGGGGATATCCGTAATGCACAGATCGTGAAAGCGGTTTTCGGGGCACAGGGGATGAATGTTGCACTGAAGGACGCCATGCTCTGCTGGGGCGAGGATGAGGATAAGCCGGAGGTGGATCCGTTTGCGGCGCTGGAAGACGCGCTGAGCTTTGCAGCACAGTCATGAATGATGAGAACCGCTGAGGCGGTTTTTTTACGCCCGGAGAAAGGTGAATGGCGACGTTACGTGAACTGATTATCAAAATTTCGGCAAATTCGCAGTCATTCCAGTCGGAGATCCAGCGGGCTGCCCGCATGGGCAGTGAATATTACCGGACCCTGCAGAATGGCGGGCGTCAGGCTGCCGCAGTCGCCCGGGAGCAGCGACGCGCCCTGGCTGAGCTGAACAGCCAGTTGACGGAAATCCGCGCTTCAGTTGCCGGAACGGCGGGGGCATTTGCAGGTGCCTTTGCCACCGGGCACCTGATTTCTCTGGCCGATGAATGGAGTTCCGTGAATGCCCGACTGAAACAGGCGTCGCAGTCATCCGATGAATTTTCGTCATCACAGAAAGTGCTGATGGATATCAGCCAGCGGACGGGCACGGCATTTTCAGATAATGCGGCCCTGTTTGCCCGCTCGGCAGCCTCAATGCGTGAATATGGCTACAGTGCCGGTGATGTACTGAAGGTGACGGAGGCCATTTCCACGGGGCTGAAAATCTCCGGTGCCAGTACGGCAGAGGCGGGCTCGGTGATCACCCAGTTCAGCCAGGCGCTGGCACAGGGGGTGTTACGCGGTGAGGAATTTAATTCGGTCAATGAAAGCGGAGATCGGATCGTACGTGCACTGGCTGCGGGTATGGGCGTGGCCCGTAAAGACCTTAAGGCGATGGCGGACGACGGCAAACTGACGGCGGATAAAGTGGTCCCTGCGTTAATCAGCCAGCTGGGGGTATTGCGTGATGAATATGCGGCCATGCCGGAAACGGTTTCCGGTAGTATCACAAAGGTGGAAAACGCCTTTATGGCCTGGGTGGGTGGCGCGAATGAGGCCAGCGGGGTGACAAAAACGCTCTCCGGCGTGCTGAACGGTGTTGCCGGACAGATTGATAATGTGGCAACAGCCGTGGGTGCGCTGGTTGCCGTCGGGGTTGCCCGGTACTTTGGCAATATGGCCTCCGGAGCGGTGTCTGCCACGGCAGGACTTGTGACGGCAGCACGTAATGAAGTGGCACTGGCGGAAGCACAGCTCAGGGGGACGCAGATTGCCACGGCGCGGGCAAGGGCAGCCGTGTACCGTGCACAGCAGGCTGTGGCGGCAGCCCGCGGGACGGAGATGCAGATTGCTGCAGAAGCCCGTCTGGCGGCCACACAGGAACGCCTGAACAGAAATATTGCTGCCAGAACCGCAGCCCAGAATGCGCTGAACAGTACAACGGCGGTGGGCTCACGTCTGATGACTGGTGCGTTGGGACTGGTTGGTGGCGTACCCGGACTGGTGATGCTGGGGGCAGCAGCATGGTATACGCTGTACCAGAATCAGGAGCAGGCCAGGGAGTCAGCGCGCCAGTATGCACTGACGATAGATGAAATCGCGCATAAAACGCCGTCAATGTCTTTGCCTGAAGCCTCAGATAATGAAGGACGAACACGGGCGGCGCTGACAGAGCAGAACCGGCTGATTGATGAACAGGCCAGTCGGGTGAAATCCCTGCAGGAAAAAATCGCAGGATATCAGTATGTTCTGGCGAACCCGGGCTGGACGACCGGTGACGGATTCATGATAAACCATCTGACCTCGGTGAAAACTGTAACGGAAGGGCTTGCTCAGGCAACAGAGCAGCTTGCTGTTGAGCAGTCCCGTCTGGCACAGATGCAGGAAAAGGCGCAGTCCATTCAGGATGTGCTTGCCGGACTGGAAGATCGCCGTGTGGCGTTAATTCGTCAGCAGGCGGCAGAGCAGAATAAAGCGTATCAGTCACTGCTGGTCATGAACGGCCAGCATACGGAATTCAACCGTCTGCTGGGGCTGGGGAATGAACTGCTTCAGCAGCGTCAGGGACTGGTGAATGTACCGTTACGGCTGCCGCAGGCCACCCTGGATGATAAACAGCAGAGCGCCCTGACAAAAACAGAACGTGAGCTGGCCCTGTCCCGACTGAAGGGGGAGGAAAAAGAGCGTGCCCGGCTGGGGTATGCGGCGGATGACCTTGGTTTTGTGGGGGATTCGTATCAGGAGGCGAGACAGCGTTATATCAGTAATGCTCTGGAAGCCTGGCGTAATAACGAGGCGAACAAACCCAAATCCCGGGGTGGAAAATCAGAGACGGAAAAAGCGGAAGACAGTTTTTCCCGGCTACTGAAGCAGCAGAAAGAGCAACTGGCACTGGCGGGTCAGAATACAGAGCTGGNGAAGCTGAAGTACCAGACTGCGCAGGGCGAACTGAAAACCCTGACGGAGATGCAGAAGCAGGAACTGCTGCGTAACGCGGCCCTGATTGACCAGCAAAAAATCCGGGAACAGTTGCGATCCCGGGAAGAGACCCTGAAGAATGATAATGTGGCTGCGCGTGCATCAAATGAAGCCGAACTGCTGGGGTACGGGCAGGGAGAACGAGCCAGGGAACGCATGCGGGAGTTGCAGCAGATCCGCGACAGCTTCCGCCAGAAGGATGCGGACCTTCAGTCTCAGTATCAGGCCGGGGATATCAGTGAGGATTTTTACAGACAGGCACGGGCACAGAACGCGCAGTATCTGAGCGAACGCCTTAAGGACCAGGCAGCCTTTTATGCCGAATCGGATGTGCAGCGTGCGGACTGGCAGAAAGGCTTGCAGGAGGGGCTCAGTAACTGGGTGGATAATGCGTCCGATTACGCCTCACAGGCAGCACAGCTTGCGACGGAGGGTATCTCAGGGATGGTGAATAACATCACGGAGATGCTGAACGGGAATAAAGTGGAATGGCGCAACTGGGCCTCATCAGTGCTGCAGGAAATATCAAAAGTTCTTATGAATGCCGCGATTGTCAACGGAATTAAGACGGCGGCAAACAGTATGTCCGGTGCAGGAGGATTTATTGGCAGCATTGGTGACTGGCTGGGCGGTGCGGTGGCCAATGCAAAAGGCGGCGTGTATACCTCGGCAAACCTGAGCGCGTACAGCAACAGTATTGTGGATACGCCCACGTACTTTGCCTTTGCAAAAGGGGCCGGGCTGATGGGGGAAGCAGGACCTGAAGCCATAATGCCCCTGACCCGGGCGGCGGATGGCTCGCTGGGTGTACGCGCGGTGGGCAGTATGAACGGCAGTGCCGGTCTGGTGTATTCCCCGGTCTACCATATCGCCATTCAGAATGACGGGGCTAACGGACAGATAGGGCCGGAGGCGGCAGGCAGTCTTGTGCAGCTGATTGACCAGCGGGTACAGGCGGTGATGTTATCCATGCGTCGTGACGGAGGAATGCTGAGTGGATGAGATTAAGACCCTTCACTGGTGTCCCCGGGAAGGGATGCAGGTGACGGAGAAACCGTCGGTGATGACGGTGAAGTTTGGCGACGGTTATCAGCAACGTCGTCCGGCAGGACTGAATGCGCAACTGAAGACCTTTCAGGTGGTTTTTCGGGTGACAACGGATGCTGAGCGGGAGGCACTGTCCGCGTTTCTGTCATGGCATGGTGGTTACCGGGCTTTTTTGTGGAAGCCCCCGAAACATAACCGGACGGTCAGGGTGGTGTGCCGGGAGTGGAGTGTTACGGATAACGCCCGGTACAGCGATTTCAGTTGTATGATGGAACAGGTAATAAGATAAGTTTTTGAGAAAAAACCTAAAAGCATCGTTTATTAATTTGCTTGCTTGTTATTTTTGTTTTGTCTTGACATAAAGTGCTATCAAAGTTGTTTTTTTACATTTTGAAACAAAATAAAAATTGAACCCGTAATTTAATTTACAATATTTTGAGTTTTGTTCATGACATCTCTATGCATGAATAGTTCAGTTTAAATAAGGATTAAATCATGAAAAAAATGACAGTGGCACTTTCAGCTGTGGCAGCAGCTGTAATTTTTGCAGCGGGGGCGCAGGCTGCAGAAGTATACAATAAAGATGGCAATAAACTTGATGTGTATGGGCGTGCAACTGCACTCCATTATTTCTCCAGTGATAAGGGGGATGATGGAGATAAGACATACGCACGTCTGGGCTTTAAAGGTGAAACTCAGATTAATGACCAGTTGACTGGTTTTGGTCAGTGGGAATATCAGTTCTCTGGTAATAAAGCTGAATCAGAGGGTGCTGCGGGTAATAAAACCCGTCTTGCATTTGCAGGTCTGAAGTTTGGTGAGTTTGGCACCATTGATTATGGTCGTAACTATGGTATTGCGTACGATGTTGGTTCTTATACTGACGTATTACCAGAGTTTGGCGGTGATGGCTGGACCCAGACCGATAACTTCATGACAGCCCGTACTTCCGGGGTATTAACCTATCGTAATACAGATTTCTTTGGGCTTGTCGATGGCCTGAATTTTGCGGCACAGTACCAGGGTAAAAATGATCGGGGTGATCTCCGGAAAGCTAATGGTGATGGTCACGGTTTCTCAGCCAGTTATGAATATGAAGGTTTTGGTATCGTTGCCGCATATATTAATGCGGACCGAACCAATAATCAGGAAAAAGGTCTGAATGGTACTCTGACGATTGAACAAACTGATCCTTTAACCGGTAAAGTGACTGAAAAGCAGATCGTTGTTGATTCCGGTAGTGTTGCAAAAGGTAAACACGCTGAGATGTGGGGAGTCGGACTAAAATACGATGCTGACAACCTTTACCTGGCTACAACATATTCCGAAACTCAGAATCTGACGACCTTTGGTGATAAAGGAGTTGCAGATAAAGCGCAAAACTTTGAAGCGGTACTGCAGTATCAGTTTGATTTTGGTCTGCGCCCGTCCCTGGCCTACCTTCAGTCCCGCGGACAGGATGTTATGGTTGGTGGTGTGAACCATGGCGATCAGGATCTGGTTAAATATATTGATGTCGGAGCGACTTATTACTTTAACAAGAATATGTCCACCTATGTTGATTATAAAATTAACCTGATTGATGAAAGTGAATTTACCCGGAAAGCCGGTGTTGCGACAGATAATATCGTTGCTGTGGGTATGACTTATCAGTTCTGATTATTGCTGATAAGTTAATAAATACGGGCCGTCTGCCCTTACAGGCGGCCTGTATCAATGAAAACACAGTTTTCATTGGTCACTGCGATCAGCAATTGCCATCTGGCATGTGCTGATTTAACTTTCTGTTATTACCTTTATTGGTTTTATTTTAAATTGGACTTTTATTGTTCGGGGCGCGTCTGCGCCCCTTTTTTATGGGCGGATATATGCAGGATATTCACGAAGAAAGTCTGAACGAGTCGGTTAAATCAGAGCAGTCACCGCGGGTGGTGCTCTGGGAAATCGACCTGACGGTGCAGGGCGGTGAGCGGTATTTTTTCTGCAATGAGCTGAATGAAAAAGGGGAGCCGGTCACCTGGCAGGGGCGGCAATATCAGGCATACCCGATTGACGGTAGCGGTTTTGAGATGAGCGGGAAGGGCAGCAGTGCCAGACCGTTGCTGACGGTGTCCAATCTGTTTGGTCTTGTCACCGGAATGGCGGAGGATTTGCAGAGCCTGGTGGGGGCCACGGTGGTCCGCCGCCGGGTGTATGCCCGTTTTCTGGATGCGGTGAATTTCGTTGCGGGCAATCCGGAGGCGGACCCGGAGCAGGAGCTGAGTGACCGCTGGGTGGTGGAGCAGATGTCGCAGCTGACAGCCATGACGGCCTCGTTTGTGCTGGCCACACTGACCGAGACGGACGGGGCGCTGTTTCCCGGTCGTATCATGCTGGCGAACACCTGTATGTGGACCTACCGCTCTGATGAGTGTGGTTACACGGGCGGGGCTGTGGCGGATGAGTTCGATAAACCCACCACGGATATCCGTAAGGACAGATGCAGC